TCTAAATTTACAACCCTCCCCGCAATAGACGTAACTGAACAGACACCGTTAACACTCGCGTTTAAATATTGCGATAGCTGCGGGTATCCACCAATCTCAAAACTATTTAGGGGAGAGAAATTCATTAAGCTAGTGCCACCGTTACGCCGCCTGCTGCAACACTCATTGTGTCCGTAGCGGCTAAAGTTTTAGAGGCATCTAAAGCTGTGTGATACAAAAGATTACCGCTAGATGACGCATCAAATACGCCAATGTGAGTAACCGTAACTGTGGAACCAACCACGGCTGGAAAGGTTATTTCACCTGTTGAAGCAACAGAGCCATTAGATATAGTGCCAAAGGCCATAGTTTGACGCACATAGTTAGTCCAACTACATTCAGTGCCATTGCCAGCATCCGTTGGGTCGCTTGTAAATAAGGCTAAATAGGGTGTTGCTACTCTATAAGCAGAACCACCCTTTAACGTTGTGTCTAAAAATTTGTTTTCTAAAAAGTTACTTAATTCGCTCATTTTTTACTTCCTTTTAATCATTAATTTTTTAGCCGCACAAATAAATGCAGGCGGCTGTTTTTACTTCGTTAGTTGAACTGAACGAAACTGATTCCCTCACACGCGCAACAGTGTGTGAACGGGTAATATTATCGGATTGCTTCATGCCCTTGCCTGCCGTTGAGCTTGTGACAATTAAATCGCCAGCGGCTAAGTTGCCTGCTTCACCGACAAGATTTATTTGACCTTCGCCAACGGCGTTAACTGCCATAAGCTGATAGTTGTTTTTAGCGGATTCATAATCTGAGGACATAACAATTCCATCCTCTGTCATTTCTTCAATAAAAGCGGCTGGCTGTTGGTCAGATAAACGCCCGTTGCTTGATACAATCACGCCTAGAACTGCGGCTTGGTTTGAATTGCTGGAAGTCTCTACAGAAAAAAGGGTGTTAGATAAACCGCGCCTTGCTATACAAGATAGATCAACTACTAAATCACCTATTGAAACTGTTTCATCGTTTGCAACCAAACAATCATGCGCGCCCGTAAATGGGCCGTAGTTTGTGCCTGCTCCGTCTGCATAAAAATCATAACCGTTTGCAGCACCTACCAGCCCAGAAGTAATCACCCGTGAACCAACAGCGTAATAATTGATACCCCTAATTGCATGCGCTCCTGTTCCTGCATTGTTGGCGGGAATCTGGCCTCTAATGGCATCCATGTTTTGGACACCTTGACCTAAAAGCGCATGAGCATTAGTAACATGGGTGTTATCGCCATATAAAATACCGCCTATTATTCCATCAACCCAAACCGCGCCAGCGGCATTGACTTCAAATGCGTGGCTATTGGGAGTGTTGCCAGTTCCTACCTGTAATTGAACGTTAGCAAGGATAGAATTTGTGGTTATTTTTCCACCATCTATTGTCGTTGAGTTGGCATTGATGTCTGCTGCTGCACCGCCAGATGCTAGCAGTCCACTCGTTGTGACAGTGTTAGTTCCATCGGTAACTGTAGTTCCGTTGGTAAATGTAACTACACCATCAAATGAGAATTGAGCCTGCGCTGTTAGAAATGCTGGAACACCTGTACCACCGCCACTGGTTGCCTCTAATACTGACCACGCGCTTGACCAATATTTGTTAGATGCACCAATGTCTAAAACAGGAGGAACCAATGACCATCCAGTGGTTAATCCCGCTATAACACCTGTCGAAAAGTTATACCCTGTAGCAGATGGGGTGCTTGGTGCGCTGGCTTGATTGACGTTGTAATAGACTAATCCGTTGTGAGTGATCTTGGGCGCGGCTGCGGCTGGAAAACTGGTGGATGTAGCTGTGGCTGTGGAAGTCCAAGCACTTGCAACTCCGCTTCGGTTGAACGCTCTAGCCCAGTAAAATCTTGCAAGATTTTCGCCCACAGCATCAACCACTGAGGTATTGCTTGTATTTAAAAATAATGTCGAATTAGCGAGGCTGTCACTGGTATGTCGATTAATCTGAACGTAAGCAAAATCAGTGTTAGTTGGGTTTGTCCACGCTAGCTCAATCGCGCCTTGCTTGGCTGTAGCCGTTAAACTTGTCACTACAGATGGGGCAGTTGCATGAGCCGTTATTGTGGTCGCTGATACTGCTAAAAATGCGCTTGAAACGCCCAAAGATGAAACAGCTTTAACGCGCACATCTATGCTTTCGCTTGTTTTAAAACCAGAGATATACGCATTTAATCCAGTTACGATTACATCGTTTTCATAAGCTGAATCGCTTGCATATTTCCACTGCACTACATAACGCTCAACAAATTGGTCAATAGATGCAGTCCAGCTTGCTTTGGCTCTTACTAGGATTGAACCATCAGTTTGCACCAAGTAATTACTAGAGCCAACATTGACTGAAAGGCTTGTGGCTGGAGCGACAGAGAAGGGATCAGGTAGATTTGTATCAGGAATATTATCCGCTTCGCTTTTTGCGGCCCACGGGTATATGGAGTTTTGATGCTCTATTAAGTTAAGCCCAACAGTCCCATCACTATTGAGGCTTAACTTTAAGACTCTAAATGTTTTAGCAGTCCAAGCAGGGGTGCTGGCAGTCACGCTAACCACATCACCCACTGCCACATTCAAAGCTTCACTTGTGGCTGTAAAGCTAACAATAAGCCCACTACGGCTGCGCTTGAGTGCAATCTCTGCAATATCTCTAGCGGTATAAATATTAGTGGTAGTCGGCAAGTCTATTTGCTGTACTAATTCAACGCCACCATCCTCAGTTAAATAGCCAGATTCTTGTGAACTTCCAGCGATAGGATATTCAATTTGATCCATCTGCCAGTTGGCTTGTGGGTTTGGAAAAGTAGCAATGACTCGGTTAAATTTAGTTTTCTTGCTCTCGCTTTGAATCGACAAACCGCCGATCACATGAGATTCGTTAAAGGAGAATGTTGAGCTTCCTTGATCTTCAATGATTAGGCCATATTTGCCTTGTCTGTAAAGCATCAGCCCACGCATGGATGAAAGTAAATTTTTAGCGTTAGCTAAGACAGTGTTTTCAGTGTCAATTACACCATTACATTCAAATATCTTTTGAGTACCACTGCCGCCAGAGTGAGAAGTCACCAGCGCATCACATTTATTTGCAGCCGCATTAAATAAGGTATCGTCAATAAATGAAGCTGCCAAGCCTTTGCCGTAACGTGCGTTAGTCAAATAATCGCGCAAGCATAAGGCTGGATTACTGCTTAAAGCTAATGTCGCTGTTGCGCTTGTGCGCGGGTCGTAAACCTTTTTGCCCTGCACCACTGCATGAATGGTTGGGATGCCGCTAAATGTCTCCTGATTCCATTTTAGCCTTACTGCTATGTAAGCCACGCCAGATAGTTTATGGGCAGAAGTCCAGCCTATATTGGCAGCAACAAACGTTGAATCTGCTGCTTGATTATCAGTGCCTAGATACTTGTTAATTGTTACTAAGCCTGAGAATTTACTATTAGTGCTAATAACATCGTTAATGTAAATGTCGCCAATGCTATGAACTTCGCCTTCGCACAAATCTAGCACTATATAAAGATAGGTATTATCGTCCCCACTGGTCGCCATGAATACGCGAGTGCCGCCTACTTTTCTTTGACCATATATTATTGGGCGGGCTGAAATGTTTGATTGTTTATTAACCAATACCCCTTTGTATTTAGCCTCTAAATCATCCATTGAAGGTATTTTTACAAGCCAGCCAACTACATCACCTAAAGCATCAACAGTAATGTCGACTATTGTTTGGCCTATATCACCAACAAAATCTATAATGTCGCCAACAAAGCTAAAAAGTCCCATTATGCGCGGCCCCACTTTAGATCACGCATTGTGTTTGGAGCAAACTCAAAGCCTTTATCTGCGGAAAAATGGATTTTCTGACTGTTGCTGTTAGTTCTGCGGTTTGATTTTTTCTCAAAATCAGCCCAATGACTAGATGCAATTAAATTAATGTTGCTTGAATTAGTTGAATCCTTGATTGAAAAAGATTGAATGCGCCCGTCATAAATTACAATCGGATTGCCTATTATCGTATTTGCATTAGATAGAACTACTCGGCTAATAACCACACGCCTGTCTATGTAAGTTTGCCCTAGTAAAATAGCTATATACTCTTGGCTAACGCCAGACAATCCAATTGACACGCTACCCAACTGAATATCTGACGCTTCTGAAATATCCGATATGCTCATAAAATGAGAGCTAGAACTATAAGTATTTCCTCCATAAGTAATGGAGTAAAGCGACTCGGTTAAATAAATCGGCGTGGCAAAATTTATATGTAGTAAATGAGCCGTATTAAACGAATCTTTAGCAAGTTCAGTAATAACGTTTGCATGGATTCCGCGACTCATAAAGCCTCCACGAAATCGACTTGAAATTGATAAAACTGGCCTGCGCCTAGCTTATATTTTTGTAGATCATTGGCTAAACGAACAGTGAACGGAACATTGGTGTATGTCATTTGCTCATTAGATGATAAAGCGGCAATTAATGGCGGTTCAATGGCAATCGCTCCCGCACCATCTCTGTCTGCTGTTAACATATAAACTTTGGTATGGTTTGCAAATTTTACAAAATCACCAGCTTTTAATGTTCCGCTTAGGCTGGCTATTGTTACTGCTGCTGCGCCAACTGCCGTAGCTGTGCAAGTTACTGTTCCTGTGCCTGTGCCGCCCGTAGATGCCACTACAGGAGGAACTACAGTGAATACGCCATGTGAGCCTTGCTTTGACACTATGTACGCCCAAACAGGCTTAAATTCAGCCTGCTTCATAGGAGGGTAGTTGGCAGTAAAACTCCATTTTTGCCCACCTATCTTGCGCGATTGAATACGCCCATTAATAGAAGTAGACGATAAGGTTGGGCTATTGGATTCAATCTCTATTGCATTAAATTCGGGTGAAGTTGGATAGCTCATGCGAGTGCTGGCCTCCCACGCTCATTTAGAGACTGATTTATTAATCCCATGATGGTTCCCCTGCGCTTCATTAATAACTGGTCGAATCC